TCTTGCGCCGCCTTTGCGTCTGCGATGGCCTGCTTGAAGATCGGGGACTTCGTTTTGAATGACGAAAGATCATCGATATGTACGCTCACCTTCTGCCATTCCACCTTTTCGAGCACACCCTCGTATGGGTTCTTGTATGCACTTTCGGCCACCTTCCATGTAGAATATTTCTTCTTGTCAGCAACCCATTTCGCTTCAAACTTCAACACGTCGGCCTGCTCCTCCAGCGACAAGCCCTCAAAGGTCGCGAGCTTCTTTTGCACCGCCGCGTGGGTGTTTTTCAGCTCCTCGAGAGTGAACTCCTTGTGCCACTTATGCGCATCGGGAATCAGGTCGGAGAGTTCGTCTTCGGCCTTCTTCATTTCCTCGATCGCGCTTTGCAACTTCGTCGTCTCCGCTTTGATCTTCGCGATTTGTCCCGATTCGACGGCTTGCGCCAAGCCCGCCGCGTCGATTTCCCCGAAGTCGGCCGCCGTCTTGATCGTTTCGGCCGCCGCGCTCTTCACCTCCGCGTGTTCCTTCGCACGCGCCGCCCAGCGTTGGCGGATCGCGTCCTCTTCCTCTTTCGTACGCTTCGCATGGCGCTCCTCGGCAATTTCGAGGAGCGTCTTTTTCTTCGGCGCAAACGCACCGCCGATGAGCGCATCGTTGTCGCGAACGAAATACGGGAGCGTGCCGCGAGCCTTCGCCGCTTCGAGCCGCGGTTCGTTCTCCTTCGCCCACGCTTTGAACTCGTCGGGCAACTCGCCCACCGCGTTCTCGCTCCCCTCCGTAGGCTCTTCGCCTTGAAGAATGCGGTGCGTGTCCGCGTCGAACTCCTCCTCCGTCTTCAATATCGGCGTAGCGTAACAACGGCAATGCGGATGCCAGCCCGTGAACTTAAACGTCTTCGGATATTTCCCCTTCAGATCGTCGCAAATGTCGTGAAAGCGATGCGGCTTGCCGTCCGCGCCGAGACACGTATGGTTCTCCGAAAGCTGGATCTCCACCCCGACGACGAAATCAAGATCTTGCATGCGCAGGTGGTCGGCCGTTCGATAGGCGATGTTTACCTCCGTCGCCGTCAAACGCCGCGCGTTCTTGTAGGCCGAACGATAGACACCGCGCCCCGGATGATAGGCCGCCGCGCGTTGCGAAAGGTGCAGAATGCCGTGCTCATCGCGCACACGACGAAATAACGCCGTCGGGTTCTGAAGATAGCGGCGGAGCGTGCGGCTCATCTCAACGGCCGAAACGCCGTCGCGCAAACCGAGATCCAGCCCCATTTCCATTTCCTCCTTAAACTGCTTCGACAAGTTCCACACACGCTCCGAAAGATTCATCCCTCGTTCGCGGCGCGCGAGAAAGGCTTCGCACGCACCGGCATTCGTGGCGAAGTATCGGCGGCGCGTCGTGCCGTCGAGATGCTCCACCGCCGAGCCGAGAACAGAACGTGCGAGCGCATCGTTTTTCTCGTTCGCCAAATCCCACTCCAAGCGTACGCCGTCGAAGATCGTAGTCTCCACGGCATTGTTGAGTTCCGCCACCAGCTTGTTGGCACGGTTGCGGAGATAAGGGTATTTGTCGAACGTGAAAACGTCGTCGGCCGAAAAGCCCTCGACGCTCTCCGACAAGTGCGCCACACGCGCGGCGGCTTCTTGAAAGAGTTTGTCGATACGCTTTTCCAACCGCAGGAGATTGCGGAGGTGCTTTTGCTCGTACGTTAGTTTCTTCGGCATGGTTTCTCGTTGTTAGAATCCCGACTCGGGGTGGAACACGTCGACGGCGTTCTCGTCGGCAATTTCCTTCATCGTCTGGTCTACGTCCTTACTGTGTCCGTAGAGTTCCACACTCTCACGCTGTGAGATGATCGCCTTGCCCCCGTTGGCGGCCACGAGGTTCTTGATCGTGTCGGCTTCGTCCGTGATGGCAAAGGGCGTGATGAGAGGTTCGACGGCCAAAGCATCGACGGCATCCGCATAGCCCGAACCGAGAATCGCACGGGCAAAGGCCTTGATCACGTTCATTTCGCGGTCGAAGAACTCAAGCAAACGGCCGCTCTCGTCTTTCACCTTCAAATGCGCGTCGATGAACATTTGTTTGCGGCTCTCGCCCGAGATGGCCTGTTGGCTGATCTTCTCGTAGCTCCAATCGGGGAGTTGCAACTGGGTGAAGAAGAGCGAGCGGAGTTGCTCGATGTAGAACTTGAGATTTTCGACCGGCTGCGTCCAGGTGATGTATTGCGCCGTACTGTCCTTTGGGAATTGCAGCACCCCGAGCGCGTCACTGCTCGCACCCCGACGGCCGTCCGCGTCTTTCCCGTAGTCGATCATCTCGTCGGAGAACACCCCGAAGAGCGGTTTTGAGTTCTTGCGCAGATAGTTGCCGTTGCGCGACAGCGCCCACTCGATTTCGTAGATCGTGTTTGACGTGTCCTCCCATATCGGCGTGGGGCGGTGCATATAGATGGCCGGTATCTTGCCGAGGGTAATGCGCTCGTCGCTCTCCACCGCCCATTCGCCCGACAAGTTGCTCCAGCGAATGTGTCGGTCGGCCGTGAACGTCTCGAAATACTGTACATTCTCGCGCCCCTTCCTTCGGGTGAAAGAAACGCTCATTGCCGCCATGTCGCCGTATTCGTCGAAGTAAGGAAAGAGCCGATCGCCCAGCGAGGGGGCGAAATTCTTTGCCCGCAGTTTGATCGGGCTTCTTACCCCATAGGCCGTGTTGGGATCTTCGATGGCATACCACAGCGTGAGCACCTCGCAGCAGGAAAAGAGGAGATTGCAGCGTTCGATGTTCAAAGAGTCGATGCGGTTGCGCTCATACACCGATTCGATGAACGCCGCCACCTCCTTCTCCTTGTCGTTCGTCGGCTTGTACACGCGTTTCACCGGAATGCCGCACACCAATTCGGCCATACGGCGAACGGCGAGCCGTTGGAAGTCGAGTGTGATGCGCGTAACGGGTTGCACGCCGTCTCCCGTCATGATGTCGGGATAAAGCCTTTTGTCGGCCACGGGATGAAGATTCGGGTCGTAGGCATTGACCAGCCCGAGAGGGCCACTCCAGGGCGGAATGTTGAGTTGCTTTTCACTCAGAGCGGCGATTTTTTCGTCTTCTGTCATCGACGATTCGAGGATTTCGCGAATATCCATAGTTTCTGTGTTTGAAATCTTGGGAACTTTCGGACGAAACACCCCAACTTTTGAGCGAAACGTCCCTTGTTTTTGATCAAAATGCGCGGCCGCGAGCGGAATCGAACCGCTTCGGGATGCGTCGCCCCTTCCGAGCGAATGCCGGTGCACGGCTTTCCGCGGCCTTTTGCCCACTCGCGTCTCCCGACGAAAGAGGGCTTCACAATATAAAACTATGCTGTTTTTAGTATACCATGCGTGCAATGCTCTCGCAGTCCATTGCGCGGCTTGAGTGGCCGAGGTGATGCCCGATGGCGTAGCACAACACGTCCACATATTCGTCGTGCGGCTTCGAGGGAAAACCGCAAACCTCCTCGATGAAACCCTCCGTCCACACGCCGTCGACGAGAATAACGCGGCCGCACTCCACAATCGGCGAGACGGCGTTCAAGCGCGTTTCCTTGCTCTCCTTCGGGGTTGGGGTCTTCGTCACGTTCAAACCTGTAGACTCTTTCAACTGATCGATGACCGAAAGGCCGTTTGCCTTCGGCTCGATGCGAATTGTGCTTCGCGACGTGTAGCCGTGTGCCTCCACATAGGAGGGGATAAAGCGCAGGAGGTCGGGAAACTTCATGTGCACCTTTTGGCCGTGGGTGATGTAGAGGTCGTTGCCCACTTTGCAGGTGGCGATGATGCCCGTAGGGTCGTTCGTCGTCTTGTCCGTGTAGGCCGTGTCGATGAAGAATACCGGGGCGGCTTTCTTCGCGATGCGCGCAAAATCGGCTTGCGAGATCGTGCCGAACCATTCGCGCTTGATGATGTTGCCGCCTTCGACCGAGGGGCGCTGTTGATAGAGCGCGGCAAAGGGACGAGGGGCGCGCTTCTCGGCTTCGCGCAGACGCTCGACGCTGTGCTTCTCCTCCCACAAGGCCTCGCCGATTTTTCGCGGGTCGTCGGCGAAGTCCATATCTTCGCGAATGGCGGGAATGCGGATCACCGTCCACTTCTCGGGCTCGGTGCGGAGCAAACGCCCCGCGAGGTCGTCTTCGTGCCAGCGCGTCATAATCAGACACTGCTTCGAGTTGTTGTGCAGACGGGTGAGAAAAACGTCGGTGTACCACTCCCACACGCGGTCGCGATACGTCTGCGACGCGGCTTCGAGTGCGTCTTTCACGGGGTCGTCGATGATGCCGAGATCGACGGGCGTACCCGTCAAACCACCGCCCACGCCGACGGCGCGATAAAAGCCCCCGTGCCCGACGGTCTCGAAGATATCGATGTTGCGCAGATAGCCGCGCCTTGCGTCGGTAGACACGTTTTGTGAATTGAGGAACGTGCAGGGAAACACCTCCTTGTATTCGGGGCTGTCGATCGTGCGCTGTATCGAACGCGAAAAACCTTGTGCGAGGTTTGCCGCGTAGGATGTGCCGACGACTTTCAGCTTCGGATTGTAGCCCAAAGCCCACGCCGGGAACTTACGCGATACGATCTCCGACTTCCCATGCTGAGGTGGAACGAAGACCATAAGGCGGTCGGTCGCGAGTCTTCCGAGCAGGAGATCTTGGCATTTCTCGGCAATGAGCGTGTGAAACCATTGTCGCGAGTAGTTCGGATCGGTGTAGTCGAGGAAATGGGGGAAAGACACCACAGCCTTTCGCCGATCAAGTTCACGTGCGACGCAAAAGGCTCTTTCTGCATGTTCGGCTTGATCGACTTCGTAGGTTCTATCGACTTTGTAGGTTCTATCGACTTTGTAGGTTCTCTCTGCTTTGTAGGATCTTTCGTACCCCATTCATCACATTAGTCTTAAGGCTTTGAGTTCGGCTTCGAGTTCTTCGGTGGTCATTTCGCACGGTGGGCGATGCACGGTCACTTCGCCTTTGACTTGTCGCGCTTCGGGGGCGTACAAGCCGAGGAGTTTTCGGCGTTCGATGAGTTGCTGTCGTATTTCGGCGATGTAGGCAGGGTTTCCGAGTCCTCCGACGTTGGTTCGGCTTTCTGAAACGGCGTCGGTTTCGATGCCCGAACCTCCCTTCCCTTTGATTCGTCCGCTTCGTGTGGTGGTGGTCTTTTGTGCTTCTTCTTTCGACTTGTCCCACTGTTCCCAGAGTTCGGCCGTGGTGTCGTCGATGCGTTCGAGTTCGAGTTGCAGTGCTTGGTCGATGTTTTCGATACGGCTTTCTCTCCACTCTTTGAGCAGCGTCTGCACGTCGTTGTATGTAGTCGATACGGCGAGCTTCGGAATGTTGAGTCGTCGTTTCACCTCTTCTGTTATTTTTCGCAGGCTGTATCCTCGTTTGTATAGTTCTGCAATGATATCGAGCCGTGCGGTTTTAAGTTGCCGTCTTCGGCGGTCTTGGGGTAAGCTCATAGTTTCGTGTTTATGGTTCTGTGTGATTTATGGGGCTCAGTCGTCGTCTTCGACGGCATTTCTGTTAGTTCCATAGTTCTGTGTTGTGTTCCGACAAAGGTACAAAAAAACTTTCATCTGTGACACTCAGTGTCAATTTGGTGTGTAAACGCGCAAAGCGTTTCCCCCGAAATGAGGGGCAAACGCTTGCAAAACTGATACTTTCGGAATGTAACCGTGATGTAACTGTGAGAGCCCCGCGAACACGACTTTGCCGCATTTGCGGGGCTTTTCTATGTAACTACTATGTAACAGATCGATTATACCGGTAATCGAATAATTTAGGTTTAATACCTTCTCTTCTCATGATTGAGGTGCAGATGGTAATCTCAGCCCTATGATTTACAACTTGCCGTTCTGCATTTTTTACCACTTCCAACTTCCCATTTACTTCGTATATTAGTCCCCATTTCTCGGGTAATTCGTCACTCTTGATTAGTCCATCAGGACAACAATAATATCGATGTTCTCCTATTCCATCATCAGGTAAAATCCTAAATGGCTTCTTTTTATCTGCCAAGAAGTCAGAGCGAGACATCTTTACCTCGATAAGTACGCTTGTCCAATAGTTCCACCCAAACACATCAGGAGTTTCAGGCGTAGCAGTCACTATCTCCACAGCCACATAAGGACACGTTGGCGCAGGGAGGTGAGGTCGCATAAGCCACCGACCCGCCTTGATACATAAATCTCTATGCGCATTATTGTTTTTTTGTCGCTTAGTCTTAGAATTGCTGATAACAACAGGTTCATTAGAACCTTTTCTTTTTCCTATCATTCCTATCTCCTCATTTTTTTTGACTACTCCTTTAACTTGTTAAAAAGGCAAATAGTCGCCATTTTCATTAGTTGGTTGTTGCTCTTGAGCACCTACTTGCTGTTCATCTTTTGTCACCGTCGCCGATAATCACGCCGCGGTTTTGTCGGTCGGCGAGTTTGTCGAGATTGAGTTTCATTACCTCCTCGAGACTATACCCGATCCGCTGGGCGAGCATTGCGACGAACCAAAGCACGTCGCCGAGTTCGTGGGCGATGTTTTGAGTGAGTTCTTCGCCCGATCCTCGCTTGATGATGATTTCGTCGTTGTTAATCGAGATTTCCCCGCGACGAACGGCTTTTGCGATCTTGTCCGCCACTTCTCCCACCTCGGCTACAAGGCCAAAGGAGAGATACGAGATGTTTTCTGCCGCGTGGCCGGCAATGGTGCGGTGGGCTTGTTGTTCGTATTCTGTTGCTGTCATTGTTAGAGATCTAGTTTGTAGAGGGATCAAAGAAGTTATACGCGCGGTGATGTTACTTCATCAAGCATCTGCGCGAGAGTTCTATTCTCGATACTTTTGCGCATGAGATCATCAAGGCTGAAGCCTAGGTATCGCGCAAAGACGGTGGTAAACCAAAGAACGTTGCTGAGGTGGTTCGCTACTTCGGAGACCACCGAACAACCGAGGCGAGTTTGCGCATCACCGACTCCTTTGTCGCTAAACGACAAATCGTAGTATTTGCTAGCGTCGGTAAGGGCATAAGCAAGGCTCCCGACGGCGGCGGTAAGCCCAAAAGAAAGATTTACAAAGTTGTACTCCTTAGATCTTTTGAAGAACGAGGGAGCTAGTAGTTCGTATTCTGTTGTTGTCATTGTTTTGATGCTTGAGGGATGAGTTCATATTTGAAAGCGGGATCAAAGTACACGGGGTCTTTATACGCGCCGTCTATGTAGAAAGATGCCGTTTCATTTCTGTATCGAACAATGCCGACGGGCGTTCTAGCGGGACCAACTAATA